AACGGAAGAAATGATCCTCGCCGCTCACAAGGAACGCGAGGAATTAGGATTGCAGCGAAGCCAAGCGAAGCCAGCCCGTGAATACCAGGCGATGCTGAAAAGCGTTCGTACGCCATGACGGGAAGCGGAAGCCTTAACCGGCGCGCGACATTCCAGCGCGCGACCGTCGAGCGCAACAGCTTTAACGAAGAAATCGAGACGTGGGGCACGCTGGCGAGCGTCTGGATCAATCGGCGCGACGCGAGTGCGAATGAGGCCTATCGCGCGCAAGAGGTCGGCGCGCATATCTCGACGCGCTTCACAATCCGCTATAGCTCAGACGTTGCCGATCTCAATCCGCGCGATCGCCTAATTTATGCCGGCACCGTCTACAACATCACCGGCGTGCGGGAGACGCAGCGCAATCGCTGGCTCGAGGTCGATGCGGTGGCGCGGCCGGACATTGCGGCGGTCGACGAAACCGGATCGCCGTGACGGCAACAGTAAGAGTCACCGGGTTGCGTGAAGTCCATGTGGCGCTGCGCAAATTGCCGGATGCAACGGCAAAAAATATCATCCGCCGGATATTAAAGCGGCGGGGTGAGCGGATTGCCAAGCGCGCAAGGGATCTCGCGCCGAAAGATCAGGGGCACCTGATCGAAAGCATTCGCGTCGGTACGAAGCTAAGCAAGCGGCAGCGCCGCTCGCACAAAAAATTCGGTCCTGATGATATCGAGGTCTTCATCGGTCCGGGCCCGGATCCGGCCGCGCATTTGCAAGAATTCGGCTCGTCGCGGCACGGCGCGCAGCCGTTTATGCGCCCGGCATGGGATGCCGAAAAACGCAACGCGCTCGATGGGATCGGTGACGATCTGTGGGCGGAAATTCGCAAGGCGGCGGAACGTGCGGCGCGCAAGGCGGCGAAGGGTTAACTTTCCAATCATCTGCAAGAGGATCAATTATGGCTAGCTTCACGAAAATCGATCAGTTTGTCGAAGACCTGGCGCTCGGTGTTCATAATCTTGATGCCGATACGCTAAAGGTGGCGCTGAGCAATCAGGCGCCGACGGTTGCGACGGATGCCGTGCTCGATGATATCAACGAGATTGCGGCGGGCAATGGTTATACGGCCGGCGGCGAGACAGTCGCGAATAATGCTGCATCTGAAACAAGCGGCACGCTGACGCTTTCCGGTGATGATGTGACCTTCACCGCGACTGCCGATTCTATCGGGCCGTTTCGGTATGCATATCTCTACAATGACACGCCGACGTCGCCGGCTGATCCGCTGATCGGCGTCTGGGATTATGGTGAGGAGCTCACGCTAGATGAAGACGAAAGTCTGCTCGTCGATTTCGGCGCCGCGATTCTGACTGTCACGTAAATCGCGTGAGCAAAAAATAAATGCCCATTACAGTTACAGCAAGAGCCGAAAGCTCTGCCGACACTGATGAATATACGTTTTCCGGCCAAGCGCTCGGGGATGCGGCAAGCGATAGATACATTCTAATTGGTGTTTCTGCTCGGGAAGCAGACAGTAACTTAAGAACTTTTGAGTCGGTTGCCGTTGCAGGGAATGCCGCATCGCCGATCAGCGGCGCTGTTATTGAAGCTGGCGAGGGTCAGATCGGATTTTTTGGCGTTGAACTTCCTGCCGGAACGTCCGGTGACGTGGTTGTTACATTCAATGCAGCAAATAGCCGTTGCTCTATCGCGGTCTATCGTGTCGTTGGGGCCGATCCGACTACGCCAACTGACACAGCTGCTGATTCATCTGACGTTGAAACTGACATTAATCTAGATATTAGTCTCAATGTCGTCGATGGCGGAGTAATTGCTGCTTATGCGTTTGGGGCCACTGTCGCCACGCTGGATATTGACTATAACAGCACGCTAACGGATGGCACGCAGCAATCAGTCGAAGTTTTGCGCGCCAACACCGGAATTCATGACGCCAGTGCTACAGAAACGCCTCGCACCGTCACTGCTGCGTTCGATACCACTGGCGGCGATATTTTTGGCCCTCGCGCGGTTGCGGTGTCGTTTCCTCCGGCAGTTGATGACGAACCTGTCCTTGATGCCGAGCCTGGCGCTTTTGCACTTTCTGGCGACGACGCTGGTTTAATTGCATCGTTGGTGCTCGATGCGGAAGCCGCCACCTTCGCGTTGGTTGGTGAAGATGCAACCCTGAACGCGGGCGACGCCCTGGCGGCTGATGCTGGCGCCTTCGTGCTTTCCGGGCAGGATACCGATCTTATTGCGTCGCTCGTTTTGCACGCAAATGCCGGAGCCTTTGTGCTTGCCGGGCAAGCGATCGGCGATGCGCCTGGAATAATTGCTCTCGGTCTCGAGGAAGCGATGATTGCAAAGTTGCTGGCGACCACTGCCGTCACCGATCTGGTTTCGACGCGCGTTTATCCTGGATCAGTGCCGCAAGCGTCTACAATGCCGGCGATCGTGGTTAATCGGATTTCGGGCACGCCGATCTATACCGATGATGGCGAGTCCGGATTGCAGACGGCGCGGCTTGAGCTCGATTGCTGGGGCGAGACCTACAGTTCAGCGAAGACGGTCGCCCGGGCCGTGATCGCGGCGTTGTCCGGCTTTGTCGGCACGGTCGACGATGTGGATGTGCGGAATACTCTGCTTGATGCTGAGCGCGATTTTCGGGAAGGCGGCGGCAATGCCGCGAAGTATCTATTCCGCACGAATCTCGACTTCATAATCTGGTTTGAAATCTAGGAGAAAGAAATGACTGCAAATGTTGGGCGCGCCACGATGCTTTTTTGGGGCGACGAATCCCCTCAGCCGCTGGTTGCGGGTGTGCGGGAAAAAGGGATCACTCTTAACGGCGAGGCCGTCGACATCACGAATGATGATTCGGCCGGCTGGCGTTCGTTGCTCGATAAGGCCGGCGTGAATAGTGTCGATATTCCTGTGTCTGGTGTTCTTGTCGGCGACGTCTTGCGGGCGGACTGGTTTGCAGGTGCGTCGGCGATCGGATCGAGGATGCAGGCTGCTCGGTTTGTTTTCCATGATGGTGGTGAACTTAACGGCAACTTCTATCTGCAGAACTATTCCGAAACTGGCGCTCATGACGGCGAGATCACTTTCGAAGCCAGCTTTATGAGCAATGGTGTTGTGACCTATACGCCGGCTGCTTAAGCATGGGGATATTTCAACCGGTAATCATTGGCTGGAATGGTGAAGATTTCACGATTCCAGCCAATAAGGTTTTGGGCGCGATCGCAGTCGTTGAGGAGCTTGTGACTTTTCCCGAGCTCGTGGCGATGATGGAAAGCGGCCGGCCGCGGCTGCTTCTGATCGCGCGAGCATATGCGGGTGTCTTGCGGTACGCCGGCGCGACGGTGACAGACGAAGAAACATATGCCGGCATGTTCAACGGGACGCAGCAACAGCAGATCGCGGAAGCGATCAATGCGTTGCTGGTGATGATGGTGCCGCCTAGCGCGATGGCCGAGCCGCAAGGCAAGCTCAAGGCCGCAGCGGGAAACTTGAAAGCCGCCGGCTCCGGTCGGTCGAAACCTTCTACGCGGCGGCGGTAGGCGGCGGCTGGGTTTCCCCGTCTGAATTTTGGGCTTTGCAGCCGGTTGAACTGTGGTGGTTGCTGAAGGCGCGCACGCCGCCGAAGATGTTCGGCTCGCTTTCTGAGCACGATGTGAATGAAATCATAAGGGATCTGCGCAACCATGGCACAGGCTGAAATCGGCGCGCTTCGGGTTCGGCTGGCCATGGATGCCGGCCAATTTTCGAAGGGCACGCAAAAAGCCGGTCGCTCTATGGACAAGCTCGGTGATCGCGCAAGAAAGCTCGGCGCGGCAATCGGCGCTGCGTTTGCAGTCGGTCAGCTCACATCATTCGCTAAGAGTGCGGTGAAAGCATTCGGCGTTCAGGAGGACGCTGTAAGGGCGGTTGAAGCGACGCTAAAGACGACGGGCGCAACGGCCGGGTTTACGTCGAAGCAGTTGCAGGCCATGGCGTCGAAGATGCAGGAGGCCACAACCTTCGGCGATGAAGAAATTCTCAAGAAGGTCACGAATAATTTATTGACCTTCGGGAACATCGTCGGTCCTGTTTTCGATCGTGCGCAAAATGCGGCGCTCGACCTTTCGCAAGTGCTCGGGCAGGATTTGCAATCTTCGACGATCCAGCTCGGCAAGGCGCTGAATGATCCGATTTTGGGCGTCACTGCTCTGCGTCGTGTGGGCATTGCATTCACGCAGCAGCAGACCGATCAAATCAAGACGCTAGTCGAATCCAATAAGGTTATGGAAGCGCAAGGCGTGATCCTTGCGGAAGTCGAAAAGTTTTACGGCCAGGCGGCAGAGGCGGCGGCGAAGACGACGGCCGGGCAGATGACGCAGGCAGCGAATGCTTTCGGCGATGCGATGGAGGCGATCGGCGCCAGCATCGCGCCGGTTGTCGTCCCGGCTGCACGGGCAATCAAATCGCTGGCTGAAGCGTTTCAGGCTCTATCGCCGGAAACGCGGACCTTCGGTGTGGTTGCTACGGGCGTCACTGTGGCGCTGGGTGCCGTCGCCGCCTCGGTCGGTATCCTCGTGACGGTTCTGGGTACGCTTGCCGGTCCGATTGCTGCCACGGTTGCGGCTGTGGCCGTGCTATCTGGCGCGATTGTTGCGAATTGGCGCGGTATAACGAATGTTGCCGCCTCGATTGGTGACGCCTTCAAAGGCATCTATGAGAGCGCGCGCAAGTGGCTTGTGGATGCGCTCGAGCCAGTCGTGTCGAGGGTGCAGGCCTTCGTCGATCGAATCCGGGGCGCGTTCGCGTCGCTGCGTGCAGCGCTTGGCCTCGAGGCCGCGCAGGCGGAAGTCGCGCAAAATCTCGCGGTCGTGACGGACACGGTGGATGGCGCCGTATCGCACCTGGCGGAAATCTGGAATCGTGGCGCTGAGGAAGGCGAGGCGATGGCGCCGGAAATTGCGCCGCGCATGGCGATGCCGATGATCCAGACGGCGGAGCAGGCGAGAGCCGCCGCGAAGGCGGTTGAAGACGCGAAAAATAAGATCCTGCAGGAACAGGAACAGCTCGGCGATCAGGGCGAACGCCTTGCGGAGCGTCTGCGTTCGCCGCATGACATCATGGTGCAGCAGCAGGAAGCATTGCAGGCGGCGTATGATCAAAGCAAGATATCTGCCGAGCAACTGGCGCAGGCGCAAACGCGAGCCGCGCTGATCGCGCAAAACGCTTATGCCGGCATGGCGTCCGATATCGCGGGGTCGCTTGAAGGCATTTTTGGGCAGAGCAAAGCGTTTTCGATCGCGCAGGCGATCATCAACACCTATGAGGCTTTCACAAAGGCGCTCGCCGCCTATCCGCCGCCTTGGAATTATGCGGCGGCCGCGGCGACGCTCGCCGCCGGCTTGGCGCAAGTTGCGAAGATCAAAAGCACGACAAAAAACAGCGCCGGCGGGGGCGGCGATGGCGGGGCGGGCGCGGCAGCCGGTGCAACGCAGGCGGCGGCACCCACGCAGCAGCAAGCGATCTTCATCGACTTGCAGGGGCAAAGCTTCGGCCGCGATCAAGTGCGTGGGCTGATCGAAAGTATTAACGACGCTGTCGCAGACGGCGCAAGCATAAGGCTGAGCGCGGCATGAGCGTGGTGATCTCCGGCAGCCTGGTTCTCGGCGACAGTGTCTCTGGCGGCGGCATCATCAATGCCAATAATCCGATCATCGGTTATGAGAACCGGGTGACCGCGGTTAATGTGTCGGCGACCAGTGAGGCGGTCGGGTTCGCGGTTTCGAATGTCGCCAATCCGTCTACAAATCTTCGCTGGGAAGGTGCGGGTGGATCGCCGGAAGTTGACGAATTCATCACCCTCAATTTGAACACGGCCGAGCTCGTCGACTATATCGGCATCGCGCGCCATAATTTCGCGACGGCTCAAATCCCGGTTTCGATCGAGGTGCTGAATGAAGACACCAGTCCGGACACTTGGGATGAACTTGTTGCCGATGTGATCCCACCGAATGACGGGCCGCTGCTGTTCCGCTTCACGGCGCAAGCCGTCACATCGATCCGCATTAGGATGCAGCCGGGCCTTACCGCGCCGACGGTGGCTGTCGTCTATGCCGGTGCGCTGCTGGTGCTTCAACGACGCATCTTTGTCGGGCATACGCCGATCAACTACGGCCGCACGTCGAAGATCACGAATGCCAAATCCGAGAATGGCGATTTTCTCGGGCGCATCGTCCTCAATCAAATGACGCGGACGTCGGTCGACCTGCAAAATCTAACGCCTGACTGGTATCGGACATTCATGGAGCCGTTCGTGCAGGACTCCAAAGAGCGGCCGTTTTTCTTTGCATGGCGGCCGTCGGATTATCCGAATGAAGTCGGCTTTGCGTGGATGACGAATGATCCGCAGCCGTCCAATCAATTACCTAATGGAATGATGCAGGTAAGCCTGGAAATGGGCGGCATATTCCAGTGAAGTCGCTTTCATATATTGAAATCGATGTGCCGGATTTCGCAGACTCGTCGCCGGAAGTCGAAACGACGTTCCGCTTCTCCCAGCCTACAGATTATCTGCCGCGGAATATTGAGGCGATCCCGTCGATCCGGTCTATCTCCTACACGCCGTCGCGGATCTCGCTGGGCGAGAACCTGGGCGAGCGCGCAACGCTCACGGTCACGCTGTCCGATCACAAGCATATCTTCGCCGGCGAGGATTTCGACAGCGGCACTTTTTTTGGCAAATGGCGGGCCCGCTATGGCACGCGATTGCGCGGCCGGTCGATCCGCTGGATTCAGGGCTTGCTGGGCGATGCACTCAGCGAAATGGAAACGCGGCATTTCGTGGTCGAGGCCACCGACGGACCGACGCCGGACGGCACTTATACAATCACCGCCAAGGATATTCTGAAGCTCGCTGACGGCGATCGGGCACAGGCACCGCTTTTGTCGAATGGTTTTTTGGTCGGCAATATCGATGATGAGGTGACGGCGGCAACGCTCTCGCCGGCGGGCATAGGTAATTTCGAATATCCCGCGTCGGGTTATGTGGCGATCGGCGGCGAAGAGATTGCTGGCTTTACGCGATCGGGTGACGATCTCACATTGACGCGCGGGCAGCTAGGCACGCTGGCTGCGGAGCATGAGGCCGGTGACCGGGTGCAGCTGGTGTTGCGCTATGTTGGCGAGGATCCGGCCGATATCATCGCGGACCTGCTGGAGAATTACGCCGGCGTGCCGTCGGCTTATATTCCGATCACGGCCTGGCTGACGGAAACCGAAAGCTTTCTCCAGCGACTTTACACGGCGACAATTGCCGAGCCGGTCAGCGTCAACAAACTGATTTCCGAGCTGGTCGAGCAGGCAGCGCTGGCGCTGTGGTGGGAAGCGTCGACGCCGGCGATCCGGTTGCAAGTGTTGCGCGCGATCTCAACCGAAGCAGCGCTGTTCACGCAGTCGAACGTGCTCGAGGGATCGCTTAAGATTAAGGATCAACCGGGCACCCGTATCAGCCAAGTCTGGACCTATTTCGGGCAGCGCAATCCGCTTGAATCGGTCGATGAACCCGACAATTTTCGCTCGGTTGCTGTCACGGCCGATCTCGAGGCCGAAACCGAGTATGGCGGCGCGTCGATCAAGAAAATCTTTTCGCGCTGGATCCCGTTTGGCGGGCGGCAGGTTGCGCTGCGCCTGAACGATATCCAGCTAGGTCGCTTCGTCGATCCGCCGCGGCATTTTAATTTTGAAACATTCCGCTATGGGCCGGAGTCACCGATGCTCGGGGGCGGTTATCGGGTTGAGGCCTGGCCGATCCAGAACATCGACGGCACGCCGACGAACGCGCCGATTCAGGTGACGCGCCTGAATCCGATGGTAGACCGATATCAGATTGAAGCTGAAGAGATGCTCTTCGAGAGTCTCGATCCTGCTGACCTGGTGAACCGGGTCATCATCATCGATTCCGCGATTAACGACGTTAATTTGCGTGAGCTTCATGACAGCATTTATCCGGATCCGATCGGCGATGAAAGTCCCGCGATCACGGTGACTTGCTTCATTGAAGGAAGCGTTGTTATAGGCTCTCAAAGCACCAGCACGCCGGCTTTTGATGTTGGTGATTGGCCTATGGGCATTGATCTATCAATCGTCAATCGTGGGATCATTATCGGCAAGGGCGGCGATGGTGGCAATGGCGGGCGGCAGAACAGAACGGCCGGCGGGAATGGCGGGCCGGCATTTGTAACCGCTGTGGCGGTGACGCTGGATAATTCCGACGGTCTCATTGCTGGCGGTGGCGGCGGTGGCGGCGGTGGAGCCGGCTCGCAGAATGATGATGCCGGCGGCGGCGGCGGCGGCGGGGCTGG